ACAAGCGCAGCAGATTCTGATGGCAGTGGGGGGGAAATTCAAGTTGATGAGCGTGTTCCTGGACCACATCGATCCGGCGCTCGATTTGTCAACGAGTCGCCCATCCCTACGAAAGAAGCTGGTCACTATTGTTATGTCAATGGACTCAGCCAAAGAGGCTATGCTCGAGTGCAAGTCGGAGGTAGATCGACAATTGTCTATTTCTGGCGCGGCGGCCCTACGCCAGCTACGCGAGGAGGTCCGGGCGACGAACAAGGAGAGGAAGGGAAGGGGGGGCAAGGAAGAAATGGTGAAGAAGGCAAAACGAGATACGCGATTCTCCCGTACGCGGGAGATGTTCGACTCCGAGTGAACAAGAGCGATGATGCGGGCCACGAAGCGGGTTCTGTTGTTGTCACCCATGTTTTCCCCTGGTCCGCGTTCTGGGCGATTTTGTGGGGTTTAGCCCCATATGAATTCGTCGAGAACTGGGAGATCGCTGGGAAAGGCATCGAGGTGTCAGCTACCGTGGAAGGTCGCGTGTTCGGGGCCGAGGTTATGGCTGTGGATGGATCCCGTGCCATGCCTCAAGCTGCAGACCGTGTTTATGCAGCGACCCGGAACAACAGCGATGATGTGGCCTATCGCGCTCTTCCGCACTGTCGTCGGAGTATCGAATACGCGTTGGCTATCCGTGCGTCTCGCGACGCAGCTCTCAACCAGCGACGCTTCTGGGCGCGAATGGGTTGGATCCTGGTGTGGACCATGGTCCTTCTCTTCCCGCTTGGTTGCATAGGAATGTGCGCCACGGCCATTTGGATGATGAGCACCGAGCCATCGGTGATCACCGTCATCCTGGGCGTGATGTTCCTGTGCGTTGCTTGCGTGCTGGCGCTGATCGCGGGGCTTGAGTACGGACGACGCCGTCGCTATCCGCAGCTTTCAGGACCTTTGTTGGGACTTTTGCAGGGGCAGTGGTATATCACTGCACCCAAGCTTTGTGTGGCTGATTTAGGCGACACGTTGCAGTCAATTCCTGAGGCCTATCCGATTCGTAAGGCTTTCCGTGTGAACACTCCGTCGGTTGCGGCTGTGTGCACGGATACGCCCAATGCGACTTACCAGATCGGTGGGCCTCATTTTGACTGCCACGGTGTCGTTGCTGGGACGTGCGTGGTGTGCGGGTTGAAAGGTTTTTCAACACGCGCAGCGCGCATAACCCCGGTAGCCACCAAACGGCTCCAAGACCTCCCATGGTTGTGGGAGGGTGTAGATGCGGGTGTGAATGTTGGGGAGTATCAGGCCTTGGAAACTTGGCTTGCTGCTTCTTCCTACAACGCCGCGCAACGTGAAGCCATGCGACGAGCCTTCAGCAGTGTGCGTGCTGTTGGGGGTGAGATCAGTGTTCGCATTAAGGGGTTTAACAAGGGTGACGAGACTCGTAACTATGTCACCACCCCTGACCATTTTTCGCGTTGCCCCGACAAGGCTTTTAAGGGCCGCATCATCACTGGGTTCGATTCGACTTTTACTTCGTCAATCGCACCCGCCGTGGTTGCCGCTACCCCCACCATCAGCGCTCTGCTGCGTGGTGCGGGTTTGGCTTGGGCGTGTGGTATGGACACCGACGCTGTCTCCGAGTGGGTTACGAACGTGGGCACCAACATGGACCCTACGGGCACGTTCGCCGCCTTGATCATGGGAGACGATTCGTTGGTGTATGCCGGCGGTTTGTGGTGGATGGTCGACTGTAAGGCTTTTGAGTCATCAGTCCGTGTCCACCACGAGATCGCAGCCCTCGCGACGATGGTACGTGCTGGTATGCCGTACTCAGTGGCCGACCTTCTTTGGCGCCAGTCGACGAACGTCGCAGGAACAATTTCCTGCGCTTCGCGGAAAGGCGTCGACGGGCGCATTAGGTTCTCTTTGGATAATTTCCCTGTGGATGTTAAGTTGTCTCGGTATCTTAACACCGACGGAAGTTACACTGCGAACCGTGTGTCCATCGACGCTGAAGGGATCCGTGCTAGCGGGTCCCCGATGACCTCCATTGGAAACACCATTATCAATGCCTTCTTGTTGCGTGAGGCGTTCGGTAAAGGTGTTCTGGAGGTCGACGCGATTAAACGTGTGTTCGCCGACTATGGCTTCGAGGCGAAGGTGAAGAGTGTTGAGCATGTGGAGCAGGCAGACTTTTGCTCGGGCACTTTCATGCACGCTGGCGACGGCGTCTTGTTTGTGCCTAAGTTGGGACGCTACATTTGTAAGTTTGGTGTTAATCACGGCGGGTTCAAGACTGGGCCCGTTTTGTATGACACTTACCGATCGATGTGGGCATCCTGGGCGATGGGAATGTCTGTGTTCGGCGTGGGACCAGGGTCGGTCACCGCCGCCATGCGACCTTGGTGTGAGGGTGTGGTACCTAAGTTCCACCCGTACAAGGTCCGACACTCAGGGACATCGTTGCGACCCACACCGAGAGAGGTCGACGAATTCTTCTTGAAGCGTTATGGTTGTTCTTCAGCGATCTTGTTGGAGATTGCCGCGCGTTTCGAGTCGGTTGCGTTGGAACCGCGTGCCAAGTATCGGTGGCCTATCCCTGCGACTGTCGCTTTTCACGCTCAAGACCTGCCAGATATAGTCGCTATTATGGCAATGGACTTGGCGTGAGCGCTTAAATCACAACCGGTGTGCTACAGGCCGGTTGTGATGTTTTAAGAGTTACTGTAGCTGACGCGCCTTTTAGAGGCGCGTTACGGGGCAGGCCTTGGAGGGGTTTGGCGACCCTCCCCCGTTGCCGAGCTGATCATGATCTGGGCAGGGTTCGAAGGGGCATGGCGACCCCCCCATCCCGAGCCGGGCGAGGAGTTTACGGGTTTCGCGCACCCGCCCATCCTTAGCGACGTCGGAGACCTCAAGACCACGACCCCCGACGTGACCGGTGGCTTTGCCCCCGTGACGCAGTTGAACCTATAGGCATGCGTCGAATGAGAGTTGGTCTGGGAGTTGACCCCCGTAGGGGTAGGGGGCGTCCCGCCGAAGGCTTAACTTGCCGTTCAAAAGTTAACAAGAACAAGAACAACAAGAACACGCAGAACAAAGCAAAGGACAGAGCCGCCCATGATGCGATGGGTGCCGAAGCTGTCAAACGCATTGTGCGCGCAGTCAGCGAGCAGAATCGGCAAGATTCGAAGCAGCTTGCGCGCACGCTTGCCACAACCGCGGCCGCGGCTGGCAAGCAGATGGAACGGACTGCAGGGGGCGCGGACGAGGGTGATTTTGCCCTCGGCCTTGTCGCGCCACTGCAGTACGGGCAGGGGAAAGCGGCCTTGCCGCCTACGGGCGAGGCTGGTTCGTTTCTTCCCTACAGTGCTCGTATCATTCTTCCGGTCACTGATGCAGATTTTGATGGGACTTCTCGCTTCAATCTGTTCCTGTGCAACAATTTACGTTCACATTGGGGTAAAACTGGAACACTCCCCGCCTCCCTCCCCGCCTCCTGGGCCCCGAACTACATGGAACTCGCGTCCTTCCGTTCCAACGGGTCCGCTGAGGCGGTAGATCCTAGCGCCTACGGGGGGCCCCGAAACACCACCTTTTCGTCCGCGGTGGCTGCTTTCGGGGCCTTCCAGGATGGTGCACGCTACCAAACGCCTTGGGTACGCGTGCATGACATCCTGGTTGACGAGCGCACCGAGCCAGTCACGTCTTCGTCGAACTTGACGCAGACTGTGATCATGGCTTGTGGGTCGGAGGATGGGGTGGTGCCGCCGGGCATTCCGGTGGCCGTCATGAACGGGCCCTTGACCTGGGGTACCCGTTTCAAGATTACTGCCAGTTTCTCCAATCGCATCACCGCGTCAGGCACCAACTTCTGGGGTGTTCGCTTCAGAGGGTATGATGTCAATGGCGCATCGGTTGTAGTGGGGTTTGAGTACCAGCCCCAGTACACCACCGACCCTACCCAGCTGGCTTTCACGGTGGGTTATGGTTCCACTGCCGGGTCTTACTTCGTTGGAGGTAACCCGGCTTGGAGTGCCTGCTCCATGGTCCGCGTCACTGATGTTGCATTGTATTCGTCCAATGATACAATCCAGCACTTGATGGAATTTGGAGTGGGCTTGTGCTACATCCATGACCCAGGCGTGAGTTTCGCCGGCCAGCTGCCAGTTTCACCGAAATGCTACACCAACAACCGGGCGTTGTATCCGTACACACCGGCTGGACAGGCGGGTGTTGCAACGGTGTACTGGGTGCCCCCGACCTCGGGCACGGTGGTCGGGTTCTACCCCGTTCCACAGTACGACATGTACGCTTCTCAGATCTCCGGCTATGCCATGGTGAATGCGGCCTCATTTGTTCAGAACACGTCCAATGCGCTGAACATGTCAGGTACCGTCATTGCCGTCCGCGCAGAAGAGAAGCGCCCGCTCGCAGGGCTTTCCTACGACTACTTGTCCGAACGATCCGTGGGACAACTTAAGTCCGCTTATAGCGGCAGGGCTGCACAGGGTGCGTATACCGTGCTTTTGCCTTCGGGCGAAGCTTCCTTCGCCACCCGGCCTATGCAGACACGGAACTTTCTGTGTGACGATCATGTCATGCAGTTGTTCTCAGTAGCTACATCAGCTGCACAGCAGTTCAAGTTGGACATCACGTCCAACTGGGCTCTGCGTACGATGAATCCTGCGTACACGACTGTCCGGTTGCGGAATGATCGTGAGCAGTTTTTCCGTACGTTGGCCGCGCTCCGCGCGTTCCCCCATACCCATGAGAATCCTTTGCATTTGAAGGCGATTGCCAACTTTGCCAAGGACGCACTCAAGTGGGGGCTCACGAACGGTCCGGCCATTGCGAAGGCGATGAGCTAACACTGAAAACACACTTGTAGCGGTAACAAGTGTCCGCCCC